ATACACAAATTATTTATCAGATAAATTTATATTAGAACCAGCTGATCAGTATCCAGAGAAAGATGGAGGAAAGGATCCTAATCGTAATACAGCATCAGCTTGCTTTATAGATCCACGAGCGTCAATTAGATCTTCTAAAGCGTTCAATAATGCTCACGTTATTATTCAAACAGTATCGAAGAGATTAGCACCAGGTGATCGATTAGATTTTAAAAACAATATTGGTTTAGGCTCTGGTTTAAACTTAAACGATCTTTATAACCGTATTCGGAACTTTGAAGATCAGTTTGGACAGGGAGAATCACTACACCAATTGCCTTTAGCTTATCAATATATTATTGAGGTAGTAGGGCAAAAAACAGTAGGTGTAGACCAATCAGGAGACACCTTCTTAGGTACAGCTCCATTTACAATTCAAATGGAAGCAATGCAGAAAATTGTTATGGGTATTAATACCGTAGTATCCAGTGCAACACCTGGTACAGGTGGTTATAGCGATGATAAATGGGCTATTAAGCTATACACAAGAGTAAGTGATAATAGATCAGTTGAGAAATTAAAATACTCAACATACTGGAACCCAACAATTTCAACAAGAACTGTTTCAAATGCCGTACAGGTAATAGCAGGTCCAATAACAGATTAATAATATGGTAGTCAAAGAGGAACAAAATAAATATAAACAATTTGTATTTACTTTAAACTCAGATAAGGAAGGTGAATTAATATCATCTTCTTTATTAGAAAGTTCATTACAGAAATTATATTCAAACTACTTCTTTCAATTAGAGAAAGGAGAGGAGACGGGAAAGTTGCATTACCAAGGCTACTTTGTGTCTGATATACGTAAGAGAAAACAAACCGTATTAAATGATATAAAGGAATTGGGTGTCGATATAAAACAGTTGACAGTAAACCCAATGCAAGGTACACTAGAACAAAATACTTTGTACTGTTCTAAATCTAATACTAGTCAAGGCAAACCGTTCACGAATCAATTAATTTATTCAGGTAAGGATATTGAACTATTAGATGAAAAAGAAAATAGATATGGATGGCAACAAAAACTCTTTGACTACATATTCGAGGAAGACGTACATCTTCTTAAAGATCCTACGAGTAGTAGGGAGATTATATGGTGCTTCGACTCGTGCGGGAATTCCGGCAAAAGTCTATTCACTAAGTGGATATGCTATCGTAATTCTAGCACTACTAAGGTTGCTTTCGGAAGTGCGCAACAACTCAGATCGGCCATAGTTACTATAGGCCCGAAGAAATTATTCATACTAGATATTCCCAGAACACTAGGTGATGATGATTCATTAAAAAATATATATTCCGTCGTTGAAGATTTAAAGAATGGCTATTTAGTAAGTTCATTTTATGGTACACATAAACAACTAATATTTGATAGCCCACATGTTCTTATCTTCTCTAACGCACAGCCGGATACGTCGTATTTGAGCGCAGATAGATGGAAAATATTTACAATAACAAATAAAAAAGATTTAATATAGTATGCGAATAACAGTTAAGATACTTTCATTAATTGGTAAACTCATTACGCATGCAACTTTGTGTTGCAAGACTACTAAAGAATTACTAGAAACAGTTGTCGAATTAGGTTATTTAGACGCATTAGACGAACCAATGGAATTCTAAGAAAATTAGGTCGCCGGACGCAGGTCCGGAGGTAGGGATTGGGTAACCATATATACTAGTAGAAGTTTGGGAGTTACCCGAAGGATCAAACTTCTATAAAAAAAAATAAAAAATAAATATATTGCACAAAATAATATATTTAATGTATACTATTAATTAAGGAATATTTATGACTAATTCAAATAGAGATATACTACATGTCTCAAGAAATGTTTTAACATGGTTAATAAATGAAGGTATGAGACTAGTTGTAGCTGGTATTGGTAGCCCAACAGACGAGGAGGAGGGTTTTACACCCGGCATCATCGATGATGTTGGTATGGATACACCAGCTTATACATTTATCAGCGCGATGATACAATATGTTCGATTAGTTGTGAGTATTCTAGAACAACAGGAGGAATAAAATGGCTTTTGCCGGAATGCCAACGGGACCAAACCGTTACAATAACATAGCAAAGGGAGCTAAGAAAGCTGCCTCAAAACTAGGTCCTAAAATGAGGGCACAGGGAGTTCAAGTTACAGACAAACAGGTCGAGAGATACTTACGTGCCCAAGGTGTAAAAATGTCTCAAAAAAGTCCTGAAGATTTTCTAAAATGGTCTAAGGGATTTTTATCAAAAGGACTATTAGATGCTACCTTTAAGCTTGCTCAAGGTTATGTACTCACAAAAGTAGCTGAAAAGCTAAACACGTCAACAGGTACAGTAGAATCTGATGGACCAGATTCAGCAATCAGTATGAAAACATCATCTAGTATTGCAAAAGATAATGGCTTAGGTTTAACTGCTAAGAGATATAAAGTAACTCTAAATACAGGTAACAAAGCATCAAAATCTGTATCAACCTTCATGCGAAATGCAGGTTCTAATAAACTATGTCTCTTAGATACCTCACGAGATACTCAGTTCGTAGGGGCTGGATTTGGAGACAGAGAGAATTTCCAATTAAGAGGTGGTTTTAATCAAAAACTAATTTATGCCTCTGATTATGCACAAACATCAGTTTTATCTGTGTCATCGCTTTACAACTTAGGTCGAGAACAGGAACCAAGTAAAATTGATCCATCTAAGGAACAAACAGCATATGGTATTGCAAGAGATTTACAGGAACAATTACATTTTCATAATCTAAATACATACCATGCTGTTGATTTAAAAATTCATCTAGTAGCAAGCCTACAGGCGAAAGGTTCTACAGATTATAATTCAACAACCACTAAATCTACAATAAAAGAGATTACAGGTACTATTGGTGATTTTGATTACGAATACACAAATTATTTATCAGATAAATTTATATTAGAACCAGCTGATCAGTATCCAGAGAAAGATGGAGGAAAGGATCCTAATCGTAATACAGCATCAGCTTGCTTTATAGATCCACGAGCGTC